GAAGACTTTTTTTTGGAAAAATCTTCCTTCAAGAAGCATCCCAATCTTAATAATATTAGAAATAAATCAATCAATTCTGAGGTCATAGAAAATGATGGAGTTATTGCTCGCAAGAAGGGCAATGCCTATCAGTACACAAGGACCGGATACAGGAAAGATATTGAGCTAAATGTCAGGTCTAGCTGGGAAGCTAACTTTGTTAGAGTTTTAAATATTTACAAAATAGATTTTAAGTTTGAGCCAACTGTATTCCCATTCCCAATTAAAAGAGGAACCCGAGCCTATACTCCTGATTTCTTTTTGACAAGAAATAATGAGTGGATAGAGATCAAAGGGTATCTTGATGATAAAAGTAAAATAAAACTAAAAAGATTTAAAAGATATTATCCTGACGAATTTGCAAATTTGACATGTGTAATAAGTAAATATTCAAACGAAGCTAAAAATTTCATGGCAGAAATAGAAGTTTCTAAAATAGTTTTCTACGAAGACATAAGAGATTATTATAGCCAATATATTATAAATTGGGAAGGAAAAAAATGACGAGCTACAAAGAACAGTACTACTCCTTGGCGGAGCAGGAAATGCAAGACCTAATATCCAGCACGAAAAAAGGATCATCAAAAGCTCAAGAAGAGTTGTTAAAAGTATTTAGCAACTTCTTGACTAAGTATGTATCCTTATTGTACTATGGAAAATTTAATTTAAACGACTATGACATCAGGAGATTTATCTCCCTTTTCATAAAGGATCCATCAACGCGCTTTGCCCTGATGAAAAACAAAATGAATAGTCACAATCTAAAGATTATTAATGAGTGCATGAGGGGAATTCATTACATGACAAAAAGATATGGAGACGAAGAGGATATCAGGCAAACTGTTTATATGACATTCTTTCAATGCATATATAGATATGAAAGAAAGGATTCTGCCAAGGGACCGATTCCATTTAGTGGATTTTTATATAGTTATTTTTTCTACCTTCTAAAGAAAAACGTAGACACATTCTTAATAGATCAGTTAGGGAGAAAAACATTCCCACTCCTAGATGACGACGCAACAAATGACGAAGGGGATGAAAACTTTGTTATTGGCTTTAAGGCTGACCCAATTGAGCACAGCATGGAAGAGCTCTTGGCTACCGATTCAATTGATGAATTTTGGGTTCTGGGCGACAAAGCACAGCCCCCCTTTGATAGACTGTCTGTGCAGGAAAGGCAGTTACTGAAGTGGAGATATGCTGACTTGAAAAGGTCTAGTCAAATATCCTTAATCATTAATGAGCATCCTAATACCGTAAGAGAACACATAAATAAAATAAAGCAAAAAGTAAAAGAAATAATGAAAGAAGAAAACATGGAAGAACTTTTCTTCCTATTCAAAACGGAGACGGAATGAATTCATACTCTTTAGAAAAATTACAGGAACTTCTTGAAAATTTTCTTGGTCCTCAATTAAAAGAAGTTATAGACGCGTACACCAATAACGATAACAATTACAGATACTTTATTGAAATACCAGAAACAGACATTGTAGATCTTGGTATAGAAAAAATAGCATCGCTGGTTGCCAGAACCTCCAACGTCTATGGTCGCTCCGCACGCTTTGCCGGGATAGCTAGAGCACAGTACAAGATACTAGAAGGCAAATACAAAAAGATATATAAGTCGAATAGAGTTGGAAAGAATGAAGCTGAGCGCGAAGCTGCTGCCATGGATGCAGCAGAGGACGAGTACTTTGCCCTAGTTACTTGCGAAGCTATCGTTTCCCTGGCCGAAGCAATGGAGGCCTCTGCTAGAATAGCATCTGAGTCCGCTAGAAAAATAATGGACAAAGTCCAGTCAATGCAAATAGCAGCATATAGGGAAGATAAAGGATCTTATTTAGATTCAGATTTTAGCACCTACTAAAAGTTAAAAGGATATTATATGTTTATCGGTTACTATAAGAGTGTCAATTCTTCTAAGGAATTTTATTCCATTAAAAGAGAAGATCTAAATTTCCCCATGCAAGTCGAGTACAAGGGGGATAGATATCTTCTTGGAAAGACTATTCAGGTTACTCTAAGCGGAGAGAGAAACCTCAAAGAAACTGCCTCTAAGCACGGGATAGAATGCGACGTTGAGATAGATGCAAACACCATCAGCTAAGTAAGTATTATCAATAAAAGATTGGTGTTTAATATCATGAACATAGAAGTATTTTGCGATGGCGCATCTAGGGGACAAGGGCAAAAAAAGTTTGGTGAAGCAGCTTGTTCTGCCGTAGTCTATAAGAATAGAAAAAAGATTGCACAGTTCGCTAGAGGACTAGGTCCCAGGACCAATAACGAGGCAGAGTACGAGGCCGTAATAGCCGGACTATTGATATGTTCAATGGCAGATTTGGTGGATCCGATAATATATACGGACTCTGCCGTTGTGGCAAACCAGGTCAATGGTAGATGGAAGTGCAAGAACGACGCACTCATTCCACTGTTAATGACCATTGAAGAGATAAGAGATGAATTTAATTTTAGGGTAGTACAGGTCAAAAGATCTTTTGTATGGGAGCCTGACGCTCTAGCCAACGCATTTTTAAATGGATTAGAGATAAGAAAAGAACTCATCGGTAGACTCTAAGTGCTATAATGTACATATGAATAAAAAATATCACAAAGATTACCCTATAGTTATAGGCTTAGCTGGCCAAGCTGCCACTGGAAAGACTTCAGTAGCAGAAAAGATTGTGCCAAAAGCGCAAATAAATAGCGTTAGCAACCACATAGTCTGGGATCACATCTTTTTTGCTCTCCCGCTATATGAGTTAGCTTCGGTAAAAAAGAATACACTTGGTATCCGTCAAAAGGATAGACAACTTTTTTCTATACACGAAATTGTTTATGATATCTTTGGATCTAACGCCATTGGTTCTATCCCTTCATATGAAGACTTCGCAAAGCTGGTCAATGATATATATGAACTTCCGATAGAAGAAGAAGGAATGAAGCCAAGAACCTTCCTACAGAAGGCCGGTGACCTATGTCGTCAGCACGATGAACAATGTTTTTCAAGCTGGGGCATATTGAAGTCAAATAAAATATATAGAGAATACATGAAAAGTCCCGACTACGTAGATACTGACACTCCATTGTGTGTTATAATATCTGATGTTAGATTTGAGAACGAGGCAAAATCTATATTAAAACAGCCAAATGGTATGATAGTGTGCTACGAAGCGTCTGAGGATGTTAGAGAAGAAAGAATGATGAAAAGAGATGGATACAAAATGACCCCGGCTCAAATGAATCATCAATCCGAACAAGAAATAACCCTGATTAAGGACATGGCATCAGTAATTATAGATACTGATAACATGACTATAGCAGAACAAACCGCAGAGACAATTAAGATTGTACAATCCCTTACGGATGTATATGCCTAAGATAACAAAAACAGCAATGGAGCAGTCAATTGACTCTCCCATAGACCAGGTGGTGAATATTTTGAGTTCAGAAATATCTATTTCAACTAATCCAGTATTTATATGTGGAGTAAATAGAAAGATTAATATTGGTAATTTTGAAAACATAGACGTCTATGCTGGAATTACCTTGCCCTTAAATGATGTTTCCTTGGAAGATAAAGATAAACTAACTGAGATCATAGAAGCTGCAGCTTCTTACGGCTTTTCAATCGTCTCAAAAGAGACTGGCGAAAGATATCAGTTAATTAAAGAATCTCAACAAGGTAAATAATAAATAAAAGTTAGCTAACATACTAAAAAAGGACAAAAACAATGATAAAACTAATTAAAAAAATGGCAAGAAAAATACTATTTAAAAAGTCACCTGCAAAACTTGGTGGATATGATTTCGATGATAAAGCCAATGTCAAGGAAGATAAGCCGATTATATGGACAACTCCTACTACCTCGGTAAATTCTAAGTCTGCGGACATTAAGATCATACCCAGTGACCCATCTAAGGCATCCCCAATCGCTAAGGCTGCACCTTCGGTAGATAAGGTCCCGCAAAAGAAAAAGGCCGGAAGACCAAAGAGTGGGTCAGCATCAGATAAGAGCAAGGCTCAAGCCCCTAAAAAGTCTCCACCAAATAAAAAGTAATATATTATAAACAAAATTGAGAGGCGCTGCCTCTCTTTTTTGCTATACGGGATTACTATACATATTACACTATTATACAAGGTAGGTCATTATGGCTAAGGATAAAGGGTGGGGAAGTAAAACTTCTTCAGAAAAAAATCAGTACAAATATCTAAAGGACGCAGTAATGAATGTCCAAGATTTTCCAAAGACAGATACCAAGTATTCAGATCACTGGAAAAACGCTAAAAAGCAGAAGTGATTATGGCTTTTAAAAAGTCAATTTATATTAGTGGTCCTCGCATGGGTACAAATAACCAAAAAAGCACTGGTCCAGTTCTAGGCAAAAAACGTAAAGCTAGAAAGAAGAAATAATGGCGGCGAAAAAAGATTCACGGTTAACTAAAGCTGGCGTTACTGGCTATAATAAGCCTAAAAGAACGCCAAGTCACCCTACTAAGTCACACGTAGTTGTGGCTAAGTCTGGAGATCAAGTTAAGACTATCCGCTTTGGACAGCAGGGCGTATCTGGTTCCCCAGCAAAGAAGGGTGAATCTTCTTCTGACGCAGCTAGAAGAAAGTCCTTTAAGGCAAGGCACGCAGCAAACATTGCCAAGGGCAAGCTATCTGCAGCCTTCTGGGCCAATAAAGTGAAGTGGTGACTTATGTGGGCTTTCTGGTCTACAATACTTTCAGCTTTAATTTTGGGGCCACTAGTTGTTCTCATCCAGAGAAGTCGTAAAGAAAATAAAAATGACCATAACATGGTAGCTTCTGTCTTACTAGAGGTTAAGGATCAAATCATTGACCTCCATTTAAAGATAGATCATGTAGATGAGCAGGTCGACAAGGTTGACGACCAAATGCAGAGTCACATGATGTGGCATTATAAAAAATCTACTGAAGGAAAGAAAAAAGTAGAGGGGGTGTAATTATGGCTGGTCACATTGAAAAGAAGAAAATGAGTGGTACCAAAAAAATGGGTACTAAGAAAATGGGTACCAAAAAAATGGGCACTAAGAAAATGGGTGCCAAGAAAATGTACTGAAATTAATTTTCAGTCTTAGGTTAAGACAAAGGAATAAAATTATGGCAATGATGAAAAAGAAAGCAGCTGCACCTAA